CGCCTTCCACGCAGCGAACATTTCAGGATTTTCACTTGCCAGCTTCTGCATCGCGGCTGTCTTCGTAATTCCCTTCTCCTTGGAAAGCGCGATGGCTGCCTTCAGGAAGTCTCCACCTTCGCCGGCCTCGGAGTTCTCGAACCCTATCGGTTCCACACCGGAAGCATCGGCCGGCGCCGTGGCCGCTTCCTTCAGCTTCCCGGCGAGTTCCGCATTCTCCTCTTTGCTCGCCTTCAACTTACCGGCAAGCACCCCGGCGTAGGCCGCCTGCGCCTCCTGCACCGTAGCGCCCGCCTCGTACTGCTCGACGGCAAACGCGAGGTCCTCGGGAAATGCGGCCTTCAGGGCCGCGAGGTTCTCCTTTTCGGCCTTCCTGGCATCTTCGGCCGCAGTTGCCTTCATGGCCTCCTCGTCAAACACCACGACCTGAACCTTTTCGGCCGGGTCTTTCTTCTCTTTTTCTTCTGCCATAACTCCTGCCTCCTCTGACAAAACCTTGACACTCGAATCTGTATTACCTGCAAGCATGGCCGAAATGGTTGTCACTTTGTCAACCAGGCCCAGTTCACGCGATTTCTCGCCCAGCCATATCTGGCCCGTGGCGAGTTTCTTTACTTTAGATGCGGACAGCCCGCGTCCGCGCTCCACCGCAGCCCTGAAATTGGCCGCCATATCGTCGATTACTTCCTGTATGCCCTTTATTTGCTCCTTGGATATCGGCGCGCCCTCCACGCCCATCCCCTTGTGCTCGCCGCTGCGGATAACGTGTACCTTGATACCGAGGTCGTCGGCCATCTTCGAGAGGTCCATGTACACTGCGTAAACGCCTATCGAGCCAACGAGCCCGTTAAGATTAGTTCCGAGCTCCTGAGCCTGAGACGCGAGGTAGTACGCACCCGAGGCACCGAGGTCCTCTATAAAGCCTTTCACCGGCTTCGCCTTCCGGGCCGCGAATATCGCGTCTGCCGCCTCCTGGACACCGGCAACCTCACCGCCAGGCGAGTCTACCCGCAGCATAATCTGCTCGACACTCTCGTCCTCGACGGCGGCATTGACATCTGCAACCACTTCCTCGTAGCCCGTAATATCGAAGTATTTCATCAGCCAGGCGGGCGGGCTTTTCATCAAGAAACCAGTTATCGGTATGACTGCGGTGGTGCCCTCCATTGTCATCCGGCTTTTACGCGGCTGTACCGCTTGCAGCGCGGCCTCGATAAGCCGTTCCGGGTCAGTCTCGATTTGAGATGCCGAACGCACAAACCCTTCAAGTGCACGCGCCTCCATTACCCAGAGCTTTTTCTGCCACTCGCCCAATTGGCCGTTTTCCTTCATTTATTCCTATCTCCCCATGCTTGCGCATGGGGCTTCCAATACGCATGGGGTTTCGGCGGCTATTCCTTCGTTTCCTTGTCCACTGCTGCGGGTTCCGACCCGCCAGGCCTGCCCGGCTCCGTCTTGGGCGGCTTAAGCCCGCAGAATATCTGGTAAGGCACCTTCTCGCCCGTCTTCGCCTCGATTCTTTGCGCGCGTTCTATCGCATCCCTTATTTCGGCCTCTCGCGCCGCAACCACCTCGTCCCGGTCCTGGTTAAGCGTCTTGAGTACCTGCGCGTGCGTCGCCAGCCCGCGGTCGAGCCTCACGCCGTAAGCCTGCGCCTCCTTGAGCTGGTCTATCCACGGGAAAGTGGGCTTTATCCATCCGTGCTTGAGCACGCCCTCGTGCTGCCCGAGACTGCCATCGGCTATCCACTGCGCCAGCTTCCACTTGTAGGCACGTTCGAGGAATCCGGTTTCAAGCAACATCTGCCATTCTAAAAACATCTGGTATGCCTGCTCCATTACCGCCCGGCTCTGTGAGTAATTGCTCTGCGTCCAGTCCAGGAGTATCAACTCGAGCGGCAGGCCAAGCGGCAGACCCAACAACCGCAGGAAAGTTCGGAGCGTTTCGGTAAAATTCTTTGCGGGTATGTTCCGCTCGATACCCTTTATTTCCTCGCCCTGCTCACCGTGGAATATCAGCGCGTAGTCGAGCTCGTGCAACCTGGTTGCCAGGTCGCCATCGGTATCGTCGCCGGATTTGTTCGGGTCTTCGCGACTTGTGAGGTAAGCCTGTTCCGCTGAGTCCTTCTGCGTGATGGCAACCGCGAACCGGGCGAGCATCTGCCACGCAATGGCCTCGGAATCGCAAACATCGTTGATTCTGTGCAGCATGGTAAACGAGGCCTGGCTGGGCGGCGCCGACCGGGTACTTGACGGCCGGTCCGGATTCGACAGGAAAAAGACATCCTTCGCCTTGACGTTCTTACGCTTCCCCGTATCCACAAACCCGCCAGCCCTGTACGGGCAGATATCAAAGCTGGTTATATTGCCGTATTTGCCGAGATTTATCCCGCCTGTCCTGCGCCCGCTGGTTATCTGCTCCGCCTCGATAGTCTGAAGCTTGCCATCCTTCACTTTCAGGACCGCCGTATCACCCGCGACCAACAGTTCGCGGCACACGAGTTTTTGTATCTGGAATCCGGACAAAAAACCCCTCACGCCCGGGTCGAGCCAGAACTCCTTCCAGAGCTGCTCGACTTTATCGTTCAAATCCTTGTCTTCCGTGAGCATCTGCAACTTGAACCCGGGTCCGACGATATACGCGGCCGCCCGGTTTATCATGCCCTTATAAATTGCATTGTCGCGCATGAACTCGCGCGATTGATTGACAAGCTTCACCCGGTCATATTGAAGATGCCGTGCGCCCGCCCCGGTAGTTGCCGTCCGTCCCTCTCTGTTTGCTACACGCGCGGCCCGGTACCCGTAAGATGTGTAATAGCCGCGATGGCCATCGACCTTCACCTTGTGGTTCCTGGGCCTTGTTGCCGCCGGCTTCTCACTGGCTGTCTTTTTCTTAGTCAAGCATTCTCCCGCGTGTAAATTGCGACCTGGTGGCTATCTTGCCGACCCTGAGCAGGTACCCCTCGGCCTTCGCAAGCTGTGTCTCCATCATCTCGTAGTTTAGCGAAGTGCCCGCGTCCGAACTCACCCGCGGCCGGTTGAACAGAAGCCACCGCGCCGCCTCCACGTAGTTCTGCGCCTTCGTGGCATCGCCTTCCCACACAAGGTTGTTGTTAAGCTGAGCGAGTGCCTCGGTAAGTGTCGTGGTGTCAGTGAGTGCCAAGTATACCTCCGATTACGGGGAAAGAAAAAAAGGCAGTCCGGTGGTTTGGCACCAAACTGCCTCTATTCTTTCCAGTTTTCTGCCAGGTGATCGGCCTGGGCTTCACACCCTCTCTATACTACAGCCTGAGAACTTCGCAAGAATTATTTTGGAAATGCGCGAAAATACTTACCAGATTTGGTAATCCGGGCAAAATACTTACCAGATTTGGGGGATGTGGGCGAATTAGCCGCAGAGAATTCTGCGCATCGGAACACGCAGGGCGGAGGCAATCTTTTCGATGTAGCCGATAGAGATGTTTTGTCTGCCATGTTCGATTCTGCTGATTACCGGCTGGTCAGAGCCAATGCGCCGTGCGAGTTCAGCTTGCGACATTTTTTTCTTCCGCCGCGCGGTCCTGATGCGCCCGCCGATGATTTCTAAGTAGTCTTTTCGCATCATCTCCTCCTTTTTCGCCTACATTATAACATATATAGCATGTTTGTCAAGGGGAAATGAGGATAATTCTTGAAAATAATCGAGATATTTCAGGACGCTCTTATGCGCTTTTCACCACGTCAGTATCCCCCGGACGGCCTGGGCCATGTAATAGATGTGTAGAAAGAAATGAGCCCACACCCTGCGCCTGTAATGGATGTATATGCAGCCGGCGTTGCTGAAAGTCCACAGATAGAAGCACACGCCTATTTTACGCACGTTGAGTTCAACGCCGATAACGCCGAGGACGGCGATTATTATTGCAAAATACTGGAATTGCTTCTCAGTCACACATACTCCTGTCTCCCCACGCTTGCGCATGGGGCTTCATTGACTATTGCTTCTCTCCCCGCACGGTGAAGTTACGCCGGCAGACCGGGCGCCGGCACCGCCGGTACTGTACTCGCCCTTTTGTGGAATACGCCACGGTGTCCATCGCGCCGCAGCGCGGGCACGGCACCGAGCGGGGGAATAAATAGCGGCCCTTCTTCACCTCCGCGGATTCCGGCAGCGTGTCTCCTGTAGGCGGCTTCACATCCCCACCGTCAGTTGCGCCCATCGTCAGGAGCTTCTCTAACAGCACCTTCTTTTTCATTTCGTGGCAGCCCTCAATACCAAGCTCCTTGCCCATCGCCACCATCTCCCTGTAACTCTTTTCTGCCAGTTCTACCATCAACTCCCCTCCTCTCCAATACCTTTGACTATCCTGTCAATGCCGTAATCGATTATCAACTCCGTGGGTCCTGGATATATTTTTGCCGCGATTCTCACGAGGAGCAGGAATACCCTAAGCCTCCACAAGAAAACTTTTTTTACCTTGACGGTAATGCAAATCTTTTCGTCGAACCCATCGACTTTCTTCGGTTTCACGCCTTCTCCTTCTTATCTGTGTAATCTGTGTAATCTGTGGTTTATCTATCTCCCCACGCTTGCGCATGGGGTTTCCGTCAATACCTCGTCCTGATTTGTTTCTTTGCCCTGCGTTCCTTTTCGCGGCGCTTCTTGCGCTTCTCCTCCGCACGGGGTAGCGTACTCGCGCCGAGCATGTCGGCGGCCACCCGGCACCCGTAAGCGCAGTCCAGCCAGTGGTTGTCTTTCTCCACCTTTTCCCAGTAGAGTCTCAGCCCCTTGCCGGGTACCCACTCCTCGAGCTTGCGTTCCGAAACGATTTGTTTCGCGTACCGCAGGTGCTCGCGCTCAGACGCCAGAAACAGCGATAGCGCGCCCGCCTCGCCGGCCGGGGCCAGGAAGCCCTCGTGTACCTGCTGCTTCCAAAAGTCGGCATTCATATTCAACAGCCGCACATTGCCCGGCTGCCGCGTGACAAACCATTCGTGCCCGATGGCTTTGCTTTTACCCTTTGCCGGTTTACGCCACTTTTCCTGATCGCGTCCGGAGCCAAGCCCTTTTGTGGCGAAGTACCTGTCCTGCCCGCTTTCCCTCACAAACTCGTAAGCTATATCCCTCTCATATCCGGAGTCTACAAAGCATAGCCTGTGTTGTACCTGCCGGCCGGATGCATTGACCCAACCCGGTATAAGGATATCCTCCCTGAACGCACGCAGCGAGGCGAGTATCGCAAGCCCGCTCGTCTTGCGGCCCTGCGGTACGATTTCGACGCCGTAGTCTATCAGGTACCCCTGCGCATCCTCACGCCACGACCAGGCGCTCCACCAGCATCTCCACTTCCCGATGTCCATAAATACCGTCAACCTGTCCTGTGTCCCTTCCGGTAAAAACCCGCGCTTGTGCCGGCCGATTTTCCCGAGTATGACTTTTTTGTCGAGGTTTGACAAATCAGTTATCGAATCGTCGAACGGCAGTGCCCAGGCAAATTGATACAGCGCCTTCTTCGGGTTAGGGTCATCGGAAATTTCAGCCTCGTATTCCCGCTCCCCTACGTATCCGATTGACTTGAGGCCCGAAAGCATTGCATTCCACTGGAAGCCGAAAGTGTTCGTTCTGGGCGGGTCGCCGTGCACAACGCCGTCCGGCGTTACCGTCTGGTCCTTCGACACCAGGACGGGTGTCTTGAGCGCCTTGCGCCGGTCCTGCTCTGTCCAGGCCTGCTCACACTTGTCACACAGGTAGAAAGCGCTGTCACGGGCGGAGATGACATCTTCCGCATCTTCCCAGCCACCGAAATGCTCTCGTGTCGGCGTGATATACTCGCCGCAGTGGGGGCAGGGGATGTAAATTTTAGTGTCTGTCCCCTTCTTGCAGACTTCCTGGTTAATTCTCCCCTTTTCGGTCGAGCGGGTACACTCGCCGAATACGAGTGCCCGCTCGTCGAACGAGTCCGAACGCGCCTCGAGCTGTGTTACCGGGTCTGCCTCGCGCGATACCTTGCCGGAAGTATCCATCTTGTCAACTTCCGTGATAAATATGACCCGCGCCGGGAATGACGACCTCTGCTCGTCCCCGCCGCCGGCGCCCATGAACCGCAGCCGGGTGCCATTGCCGAACTGCATCATCTTCGTCTTGCCGCCGCGTGAGCCGCCGCCCTTCGTCGGTAGCAGGCCCGCGTAACTGCTATTTACAATCATCGGCTTGATATCCTCGTCGAACTTGCCCTGTGCGAGGTCCACGTCCGGGACGCCAAAAATCACGTTTTCTTTCAGCTCGAACAAGGCGTACATCAGGGGGATAACGATTCCCATCGTGGTCTTGCCGTCCTGCACGTCCGCGAACATAAACACCCTGCGATATGGTGACCGGCCCTGGAATATAGCGGTAAGGATTTCAAAAAGCTCCGCAGACCACGGCATTATGTTACAGGAGAACCGGCGCAGCGGGTACCGGCCACCTGGCGGCATCCGGATTTCAGCTTCCGCGAACTCGCGCAGGGTACGAATCCTCGGCGGCCGCATGGCCGCGAAGACCTCGATAAGCGGGTTCTCGCGCACGCGTATGATTCGTTCTGCCGGTACTGAGGCCATTTGCAATAACCCTCTCTCTATGCCGGATACGGGGCGGGTATTATCTCGTACTTTTCGAATTCTATCCCTTTGGAGAACAGCCGGTCGTGGACGCCTCTTATAACACTTGTTACATGTCGAATGCGATTCCCGGCCCGTAAGCCCGCCTGTAACCGCCCTTCTCGCCCTTCTTTAGAAGCGAGACAACCCGCGCCTGCGAGGGGTGCTTGCGCCCGCGGTCGTTAATTGTAAACAAAATGGTTTTGGCCTTGTCACCCCCAAACAGAATAGTATCCGACTGAAACAGCTTGTCCTTGCCCGCGCACTGCGAGTGCCATCCCACTTCTGGCGCGCCCGGCAAGTCGCCACATCTCAATAGAATCCGCCCACAGCGGCTCAGCGAGCCACCACAATACGCACAGTCGGGTAATGGCCTGCTCATATCCTAATCCTCCTCTGGCTGCCGGATTAAAATTATCGGATAGCCCTCGAATACGGCCGCATTTTCCGAAAACTCCTCAAAGGGAAACGTAATTTTCCCATTGTTGAAAAACGCGAGCATCCAGCGCTTCCCCTTGCCGTCGATGTCCGCCCACAGCCAGAACTGAGGGGGAATACTCCCCCTCTCGACCCCTTTAATACTGAATTTCTCGCCCATCAGCCCCTCCTTCTCCGCGGTCAATCTATCTCCCCACGCTTGCGCATGGGGCTTCCGTCTGGTTACTCGCTATACGCCTCTCCTTCTATCCCTTTGGAGAACGGCCGGTCGTACACGCCCGCATAGAGCGCTTCCGCCAGTTCGTCTTTATCTTCCTGGCCTATATTGATATACATCTCCTTGAACCGCTTCGCAAGGAACTCGACCGCCTCGTCAACGATTTTTCCCGTGTTGTGCCAGGTTGCTTCCATGTCTATTTTCCTCTGGGTTTCATTAAGTGTGTTGGACTCTGCCCGCCAAGGGCTTCTATTTTGTCATGCTCGGTATATTTGCTAAACAGCGTTTTGCCCGGCTTTGGCTCCTGGTACACTCTCACCCGTATCGGACACATTCGCCTCAAGATTTTTAACAGGCTAAGGAATAAAAACCAACGCAGGCGGAACATAGTTGAAAACCTCACTGTGACTTGAACTATCAGGCGCTTCGCCAGCTTATCCCCTAACATTTCAAATTTGTTTTCCGCCATCCGGCACCTCCGTAAACCCCGCGTCCTTTCTCACCCTCTCGTCTTTTACAAACTCCAGGTCGAAGTACGGCGAGCTTATTTCCAGTATTAACTTTGACCGGGCGCCGTAACTGGAATCGAAACTTGTTCTCGTAACGCCTTCGATAAACTTGCCCGTTTCCGCGTCCCTGACCTCGGACAGCCGGTTAGCGTCGCTTACCGTTACTTTCAGCCTCATTCAACACCTCCACAATTGATTTTTCGAGCGCTTTCTCATGGACGGTAAGCTCCTGCCGGTCTACTGCAATGCCCGGGTCATAGTCCCCGCAGGTGAACCCTTTCTTTATGCGAGAAACGGAGATCCCCTTTGGGAACCGCTTCCCGAACGCCTCCGCGAATTCATCGGAATATCGCACTGGTTTTGGAAGGTCCTTACAACCCATGGCGCAACAGAGATTGTATACCTTCTCCTGTCTCTCCGCCGATTGTAACCAGCCCCAACCGTCCCAGTCGTTTATTGAGCCGTCGTTGCGGTCTCTCTCGTAAAGCCACCAGCCCATGTAAAAGGGACCCGGACAATATTCGGCCAGTATTATCAGCGGCTTCACTTCGCATTCAAATAAGCCCTGTCGCCCCGTCATTTTGTACTGATTGAATTCTCGTCGCAGATTACTGAGCACCCAGCTATAGGTATTCGGCAGATACCGGCACCATGCATATTCTTCATCGTCTCTCGTCATTGGCCGGCAATCATCCAAGTCAACAACGGTCAATGCGTAGCCTCTGGGGTAAGTACCTTCGGGCAGAAAAAAGCCCTGTTTCACAAAATGCTCATGCGCTTCCTTATCAACCGTCTTGCCTGCGCAGATAAGCAACGGCCCGCGGTACTTCGTCCGCCAGGTGCGGGTCTCGATTGTCTTCCGCCCCGATGCGATAAGTTCCGCCCAGGGTTGTTTGACTGAGAGCGCTTTCATGTTAGAGATACTCCATTCCGCCAGCCGAGATGCTGGCAATGCCGAATATGGCCGCCACTGCCACGTCTTCCAACTCTGCTATCATGCGGCTTTTGGCAAGTGCCACAGCCCCGCGCTTTCATGCTATCGCCTCCAAAATAATATCTGAAATGCAGCCCGCAGTTTCCGAGGCCGTCATGTCAACTGACGCCGAAAGTGTCCTTGTCAGTCTGATATGCAAGTTCAAGACAGAAATTTTTTCACTAAAGCCTTCCTTGCAATTTAAGTCAGGTGAGTTTTTTCTCAGTTCGGCTGCCCACTCCAACAGTATCCACGCATCGGCGATGTTGACAAGAGGGTTCCAATCATCAACTTTCTTATCATTGTAATTGATAAGCTCACCGGACGACCACACGAGATATTGCACGCCTTCTTCTAAATTTATATACAACTCTTTATTCCAGCCCATCCACTTCGCCAGCCGTTCTATCTTCTCTGCGTCCGCCATCGATTTTGCCCTCCTCTTACCCACTGGCTATTGCCTATTGGCTCTACCCGGTTCTCGCCGTAACCTTTACCGCAACGCGATGGTTCGCCGGCGCGTTGCGAACGACCGGCTTGACGAAGTTGTGCAATGGCGCGGTTTCTGTCATAGACTTCGCTTTCCAGGCCCCCTTTATTCTCCGAAAGCCTATTTCATATTGGATACAGGGCGTCTTTTCCCACACCTTCCTGTCATCCGACGCATACAGCTCGAGCACGAGCGGGCCACAGGAAACCACGTTCAGCCGGACACCCATATCCGCCTCTATGATTATCCTGTACCCCGCCGCGCTTTCGAGTTCAAGCGCCCTCGCTTGCGCGAGCGTGCTTTCCTCACCCGGTCCCAGTTGCGTCTCCAGTAGTATCGAGTCGTTATTTTTCATTCGCTCGCCTCCATTTCCCGGCCTGCGTCTCGGCCCTCTGTGGCTTCTTGCCGCGCTGATAACCACACGAAGGGCAAACGGGCGCGTCGTGCCTACTGGTATATACCACGGTTCTACACTTCGGACATGTCCATACAGCCATTACTCGTTTTCCTTCTGCCACGCCTTGAACTCGTCGCTTGTGACAGCGGCTTCATTCCCCTCTTGCCTACTGGCTACTGGCTATTGGCTGCTTCGGCGGCCAGACGTAGCACGCCTTACCCATGTCCTGCATGTTCACGATTCACCCCCCACAGATGCCTCACAGAACAGGGCGGAGAGCCAAATAATCATGCGGCCCCAACAGCCCTTGTGATAGAACGTCTTGCCATCTCCCATGGGATACAAGTTGGTTCTAATGACTCGCTTGCACCACGCGCATCTACGTGCCTTCATTTCTTCCCCTCCACAAACTCTGTGTCTCCGTGGTTAATCTATCTCCCCACGCTTGCGCATGGGGTTTCCAATCAATACTTCGTCCTGATAATTCCCCGTCTCGGTGCGGACCGACGGACGGCCCGTTTAACCGGCTTCTTTTCTACCCCCCCACGCTTGCGCATGGGACTTCCATTTTCCGGCTGCGGTGCCAACGGAGCCGGGGGCTCATTGGCTCCCGCCCCATGTTTTTTTGCCTTCGGCTCCGCCGGCCTGGCAGTCGGTTTCTTTTTCTTCCCACGCTTTGCCGCAGCCTTTTTCGCCTTCTTCTTCTTCTTGACAAACCTGCCTTTCGGGTCGCGTTTGGTTTTGGGTTCAGACCTATCTATCTCCCCACGCTTGCGCATGGGGTTTCCGGATTGCTTCTTCCGTTGTTCCCCTTTTTTGGGTTTTGGACTTGGGATTTGATTTGACATTTGAGCTTTGGAATTTGGCATTTCGCGCTCCTCATGTGGTGCGGGACCGTGTCCTGCCCGCTCGATGAGCGCCGGAAATATCCGCTGGCAGGCGCCCTGTGCTTCGTCTATCATGTCACGGATGGCCGCGCCCACATCCGGCCCGTGGTCCCGCTCGATGGCCTCCGCCCGCTGCCTGAAAGTGTGCGACATCTGCAGAAGCTGCGTCGTGATAATTCCCGTCTCTACCAGCTTATTCTCGGCTACTTCATTCTTACGATGCGCTTCGCGCGCCTTCTCCTTGCGATACTCGCTCAACCACCTGTCCTTGCCATCACCCCCGACCATCAGCGGATCCCCGCCCGCAATGTCAAGCCGCTCCTTCTCCACTTCCTCCCGCCAGCGGACAAGGAGGGCGCCGTCGTAGGTGCCGTCCGTGTTGCGCGGCGCGGCATGGTCGCGCAATCGCCGGGCACTGATACCCAGGAGCCAGGCCGCTGCATTCTGCCGCATACGGGACAGTTCGGCTATCTGCTGCACCCCTGTTAAATGCTGGCTCTTAGCGTCCGACATAAATATCAACACCCCCACAAGGACCGGATACCGAGTTTGAATCTATGTATACACAAAAATGGCGACATTTTCTTT